GAGGTCGACGCGGCGATGACCAAGCTGCGTCAGACCGCCGAGGTCGCGATGGGCCCGGATGGCCTCGAGGGCAACCTCGGCCGCGTGCAGGAAGCAGCCGTCGCGTGGAGCAAGGTCCACGTCGGTTCCGCAGCGGACTACGTCGCCTCGACGCAGTCGATGGTCGCGGTGCTGCTCGATTACGACGCGGCGCAGGCCGGCGCGGAGGCGGCGATGCGGCTATCGACTGCCACGGGCATCGATGCCACGAGCGCGACCAAGGCGTTGCTGGGCGTCTACCAGCAGCTCGGCGATCCGACGAAGGACGCCGCCTCCGAGATGAACCGCCTCTCGGACATCCTCACGACCACGCAGAAGAGTTTCAACCTCGAGAACGTCGCGGCAATGCCCGAGGCCCTGGCCAAGGCGAGCAACGCGGCGAAGATGACGGGCGTCGATACCGCGCAGCTCGCGACCGCGATTGGCGCGCTCGAGCAGGCGGGCATCAAGGGCGGCGAGGCTGGTGCCGGCCTCGCAGGCGCCATGAGCCAGATGGGCGCCGCGAGCAAGGCACTCGGTTTCGAGGTCGCCCACACCGCCGATGGCGGCATGGATCTGATCGGGACGCTCCAGAACCTCCACGCGAAGGTGGGCGACGTCTCGAAGCTCTCCCCCGAGATGAGCGCGAAGCTCGCAGCGGCGTTCGGTCCGGGCAACGAGGCCGTGCTCAAGCTGCTCGACAACGCGCAGGGGCTCGGAGACCAGCTCGAGACGATCCAGGACTCCAGCGGCGCAGCGGGGCGCGCGGCCGAGGCGTTCGCGAACAGCGGAGCGGGCGCCGCGCAGCTCTTCGAGCAGCAGCTCGCGGCGGTGAAGATGCAGGTGGCGGCCGGCCTCATGCCCGCGATCGAGAAGGTGCTGCCGCTCATCTCGAGCGCAGCGGAGGCGGTCGGCGACTTCGCGCAGAACCATCCTCAAATCACCGCCCTCGTGGGCTCCGTGCTCGTCGGCGTCGCGGCGTTCGGCATGATCGGTGGCCCGATCATCTCCGCGGTGGGCAGCGTGGTCTCCTTCGCCGGCGCGCTCGCCGGCGCCGCCTCGAGCGCGCTGAGTTTCAGTGCGACGCTCCTCGCGAATCCGATCACGTGGATCGTTGCTGCCATCGCGGCAGCGATCCTGATCATCTGGAAGTGGGACGAGATCGTGCCGTTCCTTGCCGGCGTGTGGGAAAAGGTCAAGGCGACCTTCCTGCGTGTCTGGTCCTCGGTGACGGCCTACCTCTCGAGCATCGACTGGGGTGCCCTCGCCCAGCGCGTGGTGCAGCGACTCGTCGCAGTGTGGCAAGCCTGGAACCCCCTCACGCTGTGGCAGCGCATCCTCGCGCAGGTCGCGACCTGGCTGCGGAGCGTCGACTGGAGCGCGGTCGGCACCCGTATCGTCGACACGCTCATCGCCGGCTGGGACAAGGTCAAGAGCTGGCTCGCGGGGATCGACCTCCAGGCGATCGGCAAGCGCGTCGTGGACAGCGTCGTCACGTGGTTCCACGGTCTCGATCTCAAGGCGGAGGCGCTGCGCGTCCTGGCAGACTTCTGGACCGTCTGGCGCAGCATCAATCTGGGCGCGGTGTGGGTGGCCGCGTGGGCCGCGCTCCTCGCGTGGTGGCACACCGCCGATCTCAAGGTCGTCGCGAGGCAGGTGCTGAACGGCGTCGAGAGCGTCTGGAAGGCGTTCTCGCTCCAGTGGCTGCTCGCGCCCGCCTGGGCCGCCCTCGTCGCTTGGGTGAGCTCGTGGAGCCTCTCTGACGCGGTCTCCACCGTGATCGACGGTATGACCGGCGCGCTCGGGCTCTTCGATCCGGTCGGCGCGCTGTCGAGCGCGTGGGACACGGCCGTCGCCTACGTGCAGAGCATCGACCTGAGCGAGGCAGGCGCGAACATCATCCAGACCATCGTCGACGGGATGATGTCGATGGCCTCGGCTCCAGCGGATGCGATGGAGGGCATCGTCGGGGACATGCGCGACTACCTGCCGTTCTCGCCTGCGAAGAAGGGGCCGCTGCGGACGCTGCACCAGGTCAAGATCGTCGAGACGCTCGCGCAGAGCATCAAGCCCGATCCGCTCGTCGGCGCCATGAGCAGCGCACTCGGAGCGGCGATGGGTGTCGTGACCGACACGTCGTCCTACGTGCCCACGACGGTCGGCGAGACCGGAGGCTTGCCGAGCGCCTCGAGCGGAGCGGCCGGCACGAGCGCGGCCGATGCTCGCCCGATCGAGGTGACCTTCAACCTACTCGGCGGAGGGACTTCGGCGGTCGCGGAGCTTGAGGCGTGGATCGCACAGCCGAGCAACGCGAAGAAGCTCGCGGCCGCGGTCGACCGGGTCAAGACGCGCGAGAAGGCGACGGCGTATTGAGATGCTGATTGGCGACCTCGTCATCCCCACGATCGCGGTGCGCGGCAACCCGTTGCAGGATGCATGGGACTACGCCCAGCACGCGGTCATCGAGGGCAAGCCGCGGACCCAGCCAATCGCACCGGCGGCGCGCCAGGTCTCGCTCGACCTCTACGTGCACGCGGAGTGGATGCCACCGCAGCAAACGATTGACCGCCTCTCGTCGATCGCTAACGCGCATGAGGTGGTGGTGCTCCAGGCGGACGCGGGGCTCGTATATGGCTCCTTCGTCATCACGGCCGTGAACGTGACGCCGCGCTGGTCTCTGCCCGACGAGACGATCGTCAGCGCCGCGGTCAGCGTCACGTTGCTCGAGGCGGGCCTCGAGTCTCTCGCAGACGCATCCCCCAACGAGGCAGTGTCCGGCTCGGATGTAGCGACTACGACGGAGCCCGCGACGGAAGACGAAGCCGCGGACCCGGATGATCCGTACGCGAGGTGGCCGTGAACTACGTCATCCTCACTACCCAGGACGGCGACCGATGGGATCTGCTCGCGTGGCGGGCCTACGGTGACGCGCTCGCGGTCGATCGGCTCATCGCAGCGAACCCGCATATCGCGATTGCGCCGACGCTCCCGGGCGGATTGCAGGTCTGGTGTCCGGTGGTGGCCTCGCCATCGACGGCCGTGCCGCCGTGGAAGTCATGACAGCGCCGCCGAAACCAACCTGGCGAATCAGCTACGAAGGCGCGGACGTGTCGACAGATCTCAGCGCGATGGTGTTGAGCGTCGACTACACCGACAACCTGAGCCCCGCTCCGCCGGAGAAGGACAAGGACGGCAAGGCGAAGCCGGGCGACAAGCCCGAAGCGGTCAGCGATGAGATCGCGATCACGGTGGAGGACCGCGACGGCCGCTGGCGCTCTGGTTGGTGGCCCGCCAAGGGCGACCATCTGGTGGTGTCGATTGGCTACGACAACCGACCGCTGCTCAACTGCGGCACATTCGAGGTGGACGAGGTGACGCTCGGCGGCGCGCCTGACGTCGTCTCGCTGCGAGCGCAGTCGACGCCGATGAGCGACGCGCTGCGCACGGCGCAATCGCGGGCCTACGAGGCCACGACGCTCGCCGATCTCGTGTCCCAGGTCGCTGACGAGCTTAGCCTCGAGCTCGTCGGCGACATCGAGGCCACGCCCATCGCGCGCGTTACACAGGGACAGGAGAGCACTCTCGCCTTCCTGCGCCGCCTCGCCGGCGAGTACGGATACAGCTTCGCGGTTCGCCCGCCCCGGCTCGTCTTCTACCCGCTCCAGGCCCTCATTGGCGCAGACGCGGTCATGACGGTGCGGCGCAAGGATCTGGTCAGCTATCGACTCAAGAGCGCCGTGGCGGGCACGTACGCGGCCTGCGTCGCGTCCTACTTCGACCCTGCAACGAAGACGCTGCTCGAGGTGCGCGTCGACGAACAATTCACCCGCGCGGCGCCGGCCGACGACCAGGGGTCGAGCGCGCCGGCATCGATTCCCCCACGCACCCTCGCGACCGGCACGACTGGGGACGACGTGCGCGGATGGCAGCAATGGGTCGGTTCTCATGGTTTCGACGCGGGACCGGTAGACGGCATCTTCGGTCCACTCACGCGCGCGGGCACTGTCGCATTCCAGGAGGCGAACGGCCTCGCCGGCGACGGCATCGCTGGACCCGACACGTTCCGCGTCGCCGTCGAGCAGGGCTACAGCTACGTCCCGGCCTCGAACGCGAGCTCGAGCGACGATGCAGCGCCGCAGACGGCGGGCGGCATTCTCAGGCTCTCAGAACGCTTCGAGTCCGCGGCAGTTGCGGAGGCCAAGGCCACCGCAGCTCTGGCAGCGGCGAATCGCGTGCTGGCCGATGGCACCTTGTCGCTCGTCGGGGAACCCCTCCTCGTCGCGGGCATCAACATCGACCTCGTGACGATGGGCCGTCTCAGCGGCCGCTATCAGCTGACGAAGTCGAACCACCGACTCTCGCGCAGCGGCTACACCACCGACTGCGAGGTGCGCGGTGTATAGGCGCTGCATCGTCACCGAGGTCGATGCGGAGCAACATGCGGTGCGCGGCACGTTCCCGGATCGAGGTGACGTGATCTCGCCTTGGCTCCGCGTGCTTGCGCGCGGCGCGACGTCGCTGAAAGACTTCGGCTTGCCTCACGTCGGCGACCAACTCGCAGTGCTGCTCGACGAGCGCGAGGAGGAAGGCGTGGTGCTCGGCGCGCTCTTCAGCCAGGCGGACCCGGTGCCGGCCGACGTCGGCCCGACGAAGCGCGTGGTGGTGTTCTCGGACGGCGCGCGCGTGTCGTACGACGATGAGACTCACGCTCTCGAGCTCGCGCTGCCCGCGGCTTCGACGATGGCCGTCGTCTTCGGAGACGGCGCGTCCTTCTCCTATGACGCGGACTCTCACGTTGCCGAGGTCGCGATCCCGGCTGGCGGCGCGCTCAACCTGTGCGGCGACGCATCGCCCCTCGCCCTCGCGGTCGCGACGAAGGCCGAGCTCGACGCTGTCAAGAGCGCGCTCGACTCCCACACCCACCAGGCGGGCGCGTTGGTGACGGGGCCGAGCGGCGGCGCACCGGTGACCGGCATGACGGGCACTGCCTCCAGTGGGTATTCCCCGAACGAGGTCGGCTCCGCGCAGGTGAACAGCGCATGACCACGTCCCCGCTGCACGGTCGCGCGCGCGCGAGCACCATCGGCCCATGCAGTGGCAGCCGAAGCTCGGCGCTCCCGGAGAGCGCGTCACGGGCGTCGATGAGCTGGAGCAGGCCATGATGCTCGTGCTCACCACGCCCGAGCGCTCCGTGCCGCTGCGACCAGGATTTGGCAGTCGTCTCTATCAGCTCGTCGACGAGCCCGTGACCCAGGCGCGACCGGCGATCGTGCGCGAGGTGCTCAGAGCACTCGGCGTCAACGAGCCTCGCGTCCGTCCGCTCGGAGTGAATGTCGCCCACGACGCGGAGGACGCGGGGCACCTCGCCGTCGACATCGAATGGCAGCCGGTGGTCGGCGGTCCGCGTCGCTCCACCACGGTGGTGATCTGATGACGCTTCCGGAGCCGAGTCTGGTCGACCGCGACGGCGCCGCGATTCTCGCGGAGTGCATCGCGAGCTACGAAGCTGCCGCCGGCCGCACGCTGCTCCCAGCGCAGGCCGAGCGGCTGGTCATCGACCTCATGGTGTATCGCGAGCTGCTGGTCCGCTCCGCGATCCAGGATGCGGGCCTGCAAAACCTCTTGGCGTACGCGCGCTATCCGATGATCGATCTGCTCGGACAGATCGTCGGCGCGACGCGCATCGCAGCAGTGCCGGCCAAGGTGTCTGTGCGGTTCGCGCTCGCGGCACCAGCCGTCTCTCCGCAGACCGTTGTCGCAGGCACCAAGTACCGGACTACGGATCGCCGCGCGACCTTCGCGCTGCTCGCGGACGCGGTCATCGAGACGGGCGCAAGCAGCGTCGACGCCATCGCCACCTGCACAGCCCCCGGCATCGTCGGCAACGACTACGGCGCGGGCAGCCTCGAGCGCGTCGCGTCGCCGCCGTTCGCATACACCATCACGGTGCTCGAGCCGTCGTCGGGCGGTGCTGCGAGCGAGGGCACCGAGGCGCTGCGCGAGCGCATCCCGACCGTGCTCGACGCGCGCGCGGCGGCAGGACCCGAAGCAGCCTACGAGGCGCATGCGCGTGGCGCACACGTCGACGTGATCGACGTCGTCGCGTTGTCCCCGTCGCCGGGACAGGTGAGCGTGGTGGTGCTCCCGCGCGCGGGCGCGGACGCCGGCGCGGTCGTCGATGCGGTCGAGCTCGCGGTCGGTGCCTATGACGTGCGGCCCATGACTGACACCGTCGTCGTCGAAGAGGCGGAGGCGGTCACCTACTACATCGACGCGACCATCGAGGTCGCGGACGGCCTCACCTCCGAAGAGGAGGACGCGATTCGAGACGCGGCAACGGCCTCCGCTCAGGCCTATGCCGACGCGCGTGCGTCCGGACTCGGACTGCATCCCTATCTCAGCTCGATCTACGTCGCGCTATCCGTACCGGGCGTGGTGTCGGTGCCGTCGCTCGACACGAATGAGCCGTTCACGATCGGACGCGCTCAGTACGCCAGCTGCACTGCGATCACGGTGGCGGTGGCATGAGCGTCGCCCTGCCTCCGCTTCTCGCCGCCGATCCCAGCTGGAAGGCGGTCTGCGACCTGACCGAACGGTTCGGCGCGCTCGCCGTTCCGAAGGTGGTCGTTTGGCATCTCGGCAGCGCTGACTCCGCAGTGCTCGCCCATATCGCAGCGACCCTCGGCCTGGGCGCGGTCGATCTCTCGAGCGGAGACCCCTTGGTAGTCCTGCGCGATGCAGTCAACGTGTTGCGGCGTCGCGGGACGGAGTACGCGCTCCGTCGCGCGCTGACCGCTCTTGGCCTCGGCGAGGTGTCGTTCGTGGTCGAGCCGAGCTGGACGCACGACGGGAGTTTCCTCCACGACGGGCTCTACCAGTATGGCGCGGCGCACTGGGCCGTCGTCATCGCGACGATCGATCGCGACGACGCCACGCCGCTCACGAGTGACGAGGCGGTCCTCGCGATGCGTGCCCTCGCCGGTGCGAAGTCGAAGAGAGACCGCGTCCACCTGCGCGTTCGCAGCGATGCCGAGGTGACCTTGCAGTTCTTCTACGAGCCCGACGATGCCTGACCTAACGCTGGACGAGAAGTGGGTCGACGGCGTGCCGGCGATCGAGATCACCGAACCAGTCGAGGGTGGCGAGGACGGCGTCGACAATCGTGCGCCGAAGCGACTCGGCAATCAGGCCGCGGCACTCAAGAACTTCGTCGATGACGCGTTCGGCCCCGACTGGGTCGACGGCGTCGCGGACCCCTCCGCAATCAGCCTCCCGCCTGTGCACGGCGCGGTGCTACTCGGCGACGGAAGCTCGACGGTGACGGTCGATGCGACGACGAGTGCGGTCGCAGCGAGTCAGCACCTGCGGACTGACTCGGCAGGGGTGGGCACCACAGAGAACCGCGCGAGCAGCGACGTCTACGTCCACCACGACGCCGAGATCACCAGCTGGTCGGAGGGTCACCTCTCACACTTGACCGGCGACGGTGGACCGCACCAAGTGCGGTCCCAGCAGGGCGCGACCGGGCACAAGTCAGGTGACTATGACGTCGGTCTGCCCTCGGGCAGCGGCACGCTCGGCGCGAAGCACAAACTGAGCGTCGGGCAGCTCGTCGGCAACGTCTCGGATCCGGTGATCATCGACGCGGACGGGACCACGATCCTAAAGTGCTACCAATCCGGAGCTGGCGTGACTGCCATCGAGTCCGGCGGCTCTTCCGGTTTGCGCCTGAATGCTGTGTCCGGCAATGCGGTGCTCCTCGGCCAAGCGACCGTCAGCATCTCGCAGAGCCCGGGCGCTACCGTCATCCGAAATACCGGCTACGTGCAACTGCTGGCGGCTACCAGTCTCTACGAGACGTTCCCCGTCGAGAAGCAGGAGGGCACCTTTGGAGCGCCAAGCCGCGTCACAATCATCGGCACCACGAGCCTGAACGTCAGCGGGTTCACGACTCTCTGGTCCAAGGTCGTGCCGACGGGCGAGTGCTGGGCGGTCGACTACCGCTTGCTGGTCCGCAACCTCTCGGACAACCGGGTGGCCTACTACGCGCCCGCGTCGCCCGACAGCATCACAGGCACAGCGATCTATCGCAACGTCGCGGGCACGCTCACCGAGGTCGACAGCCCGAGTCTGCTCGGTTGGGGTGACGCGGCCGAGCTCTCGGACCTCAACGTGGGAGGGAACTACAGCGGCGTCTCGCCGCGCCTGCACATCACCCCGGCGACGGCGAAGACTCGTCAGTTGACCTATGTCGTGACCATCTACCGGATTCTGTGAGGGCGCCAATGAAAGCCGAGTCCTGCAACATCATCCACTTCGCCGACGGGCGGCACTATGTGCTGCTCGACGCGGACCACGGCGACTTCGAGCGCGGAATGCTCGAGACGGGCTTTCGGCGCGGCTCGGCGCTCTGCATCCTCGTCGAGGACCGCTGGTTCGCTCTCGCGGAGTGGTGTCCAGCAGAGGGCATTCCACGCTGGACCCTCGCCGAGTACGAAGCATCGCTGCTACGCGACGAGGCCGACATCCTGGCGCTGCCCGAAGCGCTCAGGAATCGCACATTCCCCAACTACGAACCTGTGGCCGCGCGCCGCGCGCGTCGCGACCAGGAGGACGCAGATATGCAGGCTCGGATCGAGGCCAAGGCGGCTGATGAGAAGGAGCGCAGAGACGCAGCGACGGCCGCGCGGGAGGCAGAGATCGAGGCGGCCGCCCAGCGGCTGCTGGCGGCGCGGGGTGGAGCATGAACGCGCTCGCGCGCCATCACACGCGTCCGGAGGCTGCCTACGTATGGCGCGACGGCTGGGCGCCGCTCGACGCAACCTGGGAGGTGTCAGTGCTCGCGCTCGTCGACGGCGATATGCACCTGGACGCGGGCGAACCGCTCTTCGCCCGGCTCAATTACGATGAAGCCCTCGGCGTCGCTGATCGGTACCGCGCAGAATTGGTCCACGAGGAGCACTGGCCGGCACTCGAGCACACGGCCCTCATCCTGAAACCGGAGCTGCGAGCACCAACTGCCGACATGTCCTCCGTGCAGTGGTCGCGTTCGCATGATGCAGCGGTATGGCGCCAACTCGAGGACCGGCACTGGGACGAAGCTCAGGCAGTGCTCGGAGATGGGAAGTACTGGCTCAAGGGCGCGCCGCCAGGCAAGAGCCGACTGATGGGCTGGGACAAGGACGGGCCTCAACCTGGTCAGTCGCTCTGGCAGCCCGCTTCCGTCGCGCACAACCGCCTGCACTTCGACTACGGCACGACTACCAAGCTCGTGCGTCGGCGGACGTCATGATCTGGGCCGCCGAGCTGTCGTGCGTCACCTCCGTGCGCCCCGATCCGTCGTTCCGCGCCGGTCGTCCTGGGCGCGTGAAGTGGATTGTGATCCACACCGCCGAATGCGCAGAAACCGCCACTGCTGGAAGCGCCGTCGCCGGCTATCTCGTCTCCGCAGGGCGCGCATCCGCCCACTTCGTAGTCTCGGCGACCGAGACGATTCAGCAGGTGCGCCTCGAGGACACCGCGTGGGCCGCTCCTGGCGCGAACGAGCTCGGCGTGCAAATCGAACTCGTCGGACGCGCATCTCAGGGTGCATCAGAGTGGTCCGACCCGTATTCGACTGCGTTGTTGGCTCGCGCAGCCGAGCTCGTGGCGCTGCTCTGTGACGGTCTGGCCGTGCCCGCTCGCTTCGTCGCGCAGCAAGAACTGCGGCAAGGCGAGCCAGGCATCACGACACACGCGGAGGTTTCCCGTGCTTGGCGGCGCTCGACGCACACCGATCCGGGATTGCATTTCCCTCTCGCAGCGTTTCTGGAGGACGTTGGCGCCCGGACGGTTCTGAATGAAGCTCACGAAGACCAAGTCACGAATCATCCACGGTGACTGCATCGATGTCCTGCGCTCGATGCCGTCGGAGTCGGTGGACGCGATCGTCACCGACCCGCCCTATGGCATCGGCTACGTCAACCACTACAAGCCCGCCCCGCGGGTCGCGAACGATGGTGCGGCGTACATCTGGTGGCTCGCCGAAGCCTTCCGCGTCTTGCGCTCGCCCGGAGCCCTCGTGTGCTTCTGTCGATGGGACACCGAGCAGGACTTTCGCATGGCCATTCGGCTCGCCGGCTTCCGCGCGCGCGGGCAGATCATCTGGGATCGCGAAGCGCACGGTACAGGCGATCTCTTCGGCGACGTCGCACCCCAGCACGACAACGCTGTCTTCGCGACGAAGGGCCGCTACCGCTTCGCGGGGCCGCGCTTGAAGAGCGTGCAGCGTGCGATGCGGGTGGCCCATCAGCATCGCCAGCACCCGACCCAGAAGCCCACCTCGATCCTGCGCACCATGATCGAGTCGCTGACCCGTCCGCACTCGCTGGTGCTCGATCCGTTCCTCGGCTCGGGCAGCACCGCGGTGGCCGCGCTCGAGGCGGGCCGCCGGGTCATCGGGATCGAGCTGGAGGAGGTCCACGTCGCGACCGCCCGGGCGAGGGTGGCGAAGGCCCTGGGGCGGCCGTGACTCGTCGCGTCATCGGGCCGCTACTGCCAAACCCAGTGACAAGTCACTGCCAAACCTCGCGACCGGCTACAACGTCGTGGTCGAACACGCGCGCAGAGACCCCTCCCCCTGGGGTGCTGACGAAGG